GTGCCAGACACATTTTTTGCTCGTGTTCGTTCGTTCCTCACTCACACATCCCAAAAAATTTGTGTCCGTCACAAGAGAGTGTATAAGGCAATGCGGTATTACACCGCATTGGGTCTTGGGGGGGGCGTTACCCCCCCGCTCGCTGCAGAGTTACTAACACAGCGTAAATGACAAAAAATAACGCCACGTTTCACAACGCAGCGTTAAACAACATTAAATTCTAATACTTAATAACAAAAATATAATATGAAAAGATTATTTTTGTAACAAAAATATAATATGAAAGAAATTATAAAAATAGCAATAGGAATAACATTAGCGTTTATAGCAATAATGGTACTTATGGTAGCAATAGGATTAATAACAAGATTAGCTACTTCTTAACTGCCATACCTTTACGCCGATTATTCCAAGCTTTAGCAATGCTGTCAACATCATCTGTCACCTTACCAGGAGAGGTACGTGTACCTTTAGCATCATCAAACCAGCTTTCTGTAAGGAAATTAACAAATTCGGTAAAGTTATGTGGACGCACCTTTTGAACAATTTCTGCAACCTTATCAGCTGAACCAAAATGATTTTGAAGTTGTTGAAATAAAGTCTTTTGTTCCTCTGTCAACGTTTGTTGACCTAACAACTTAGCATAACGTTTTTGCGTAACTACATTTTGATTATTTAATTTAGTTTGAGAATTATTCAAGCCAACTTGAGTATTTAAAACCTTAGTTTCAGCTTTAATTTTTTCGTATTCAGCAAATAAATTTTGGATTTGCTGATGTAAGAAATCACGCTGTTCGGGCTGAAGATACATGAGATTATACTGTTTCAATAGAGCGTCCCAGGTCATATTCTCTTCTGTTAGACGTCCGTTAATAATATCTTGCGACAACTTATCAATAGACTTGAATAATTGGGTTTGTTCACCTCTAGCACGCTGCTGAGCAAGAGTAAGCGGACGGCCTGTGCTTTCATCGGTAATAACCTGGCCATTTTCGTCATAGGCTTGCATTTGAGAAAGGCCATTTTGTATTTCCTGGGCAGTAGCAGTAGCAGCTTTTACGCGTGCTTCTTGTCGGGAAGCTTCGAGAGTGGCCTGGGATTGCTTACTTTCTGTACCACCTTTCACACCGGCTGCCATATCATTCTGTTTATCAACTGCCTTTCCACGCGACAAAGTGTAGGCGTCTTGGGCAGTCTTAACACCTTGAGCCATAATATTACCAACGTTAGAAAAAGCGTTACCAATACTTTCGTACTCATTAACAGAAGTATTAGCAGTGGGAGCAGTGACAGAATTACCGAGACTAGTGCTATTAGCTGCACCAACACTATTTGCACTAGCTTGACCGTCATAAAGATAAGGATTATAGCCAGCAGCTTCTATTCTCTTACGTACATTAATCTCATTAGACCAATCTCGATTTTCAGCATTAATTTTATCTTGATACGCCATTTGTTGGGCGTTAATACGATCTTGTTGAGATATTTGATTACCCCACATCTCTCGTTGAAATGCTTGGTCACGTTTTTGCTGTTTACTAGCACCTTTGGCAGAAATAATACTACCTGCAATGGCAGCACCTGCAGCAATAAGGGCAGGAATAATATGTTTTTGCAATTGACAATTATTTATATTCTCAATTGAATAATAATTTAGATTAATCATATGTATTTAAAATAAGGCTGCCCACCGATAGGCAGGCAGCACAAGGGTTATACCTCATCGGATTCTTTCTTTTCTGTTTTTTCCTTAGCAAATGTATCAGGCAATTGCTTGAGGAAAGGAAGAAGAAGTTCCAAAATAAAAAGAATTTTCTTGAAAATTTTCATAACGAAATAATTTAAAGAATTAATAAAAACAATAGATAAACACATAATTATTCATTCTGATTAGATTCACTTGAAGCAGAAGTTTCTACTGTTTGAACGGAATCAGAAGATAATATATTATCCTTAAAATATTGGCGTACCGCGTCAGCATCAACGAATGTTGAATTATAACGAGAGGGTAACATGTCGAGTAATTCGGCATCGGACAAATCATGTCTTTGAGAAGGTGGAATTTGGCTCATACGAGACAATATAGCCTGCTTTTCAATAGATGAGATATTTTGCGATAACAACATACTAACATCATTTTCGCGGTTCCCAGTAATTGGATTAATAGGGGCAACAACATCAATAATTTCTGTAATCTCATCATTTAAAATAGGATGAGAATTAGTTTCATTTACCTGTGTTTGAGATAAATTATACTCATTATCATTGAGGTAAGAAAGAAAAAATCTAGAATTATCCATAATTTACACTTTAGGAAGTCCATCAACAGACATATCTGAAACTTTTTGAATGCCAAAATAGCAACCACCAAACATTTGGTCAGTTACTTCTTTGCCATTATAATTAACAGCAAAAATAGAATCTACCCAATTAGGAGATATTTTCAACTGTTCCAACTGCAATTTTGCAGAAGTAAACTCAGCATTAAAAGAACGGTTACGACCGACAGTCCAATAAGATAAAGGACCATCGCCAGCAAATTGACCGTGATTAACATCAACAGCGGTTTTATATTCAGAGTAACGGAGTTGCCAACCTAGAGGACCGTTCTTAAGTCGAGGAATATTAGCAAAATCACGCAATTCGGTCCAGCGGTCAACATCTGTAACGTTATGCATCATAAGGGGCTGCATACCAAGGTTCTCAAATTCAGGGATAAAGAATTCTCCACGAGTACTCTTTGTTACAAAGGGGTCAACGCGTGAGCTATCATATTGCATAGCAGGAACGACAGAATAAATACACATAAGAATTCCATGTTCTTTAGCATCAAAAGTAACACGACCACTTCCAGACGAAGTACCTTTACCAGTAATTTTACCTAGATAGCCAGCCAATTTAGCCTGCTGAACATCAGTAACACTAGGATTAGTTGTACCACTAGTTTGGGTAACATCACCAACTTGTATATTAGAATCAAAACCACCTAGGTATGTAACCTCACCGTCACGACCCTCAGAAACAGAGACGCCAAAATGCGCCTGCATCTGTTCAGCATAAGTCTTGCCAGCACGCATAGTGATAGACAACAGTTTATCAAGAGCGAAAGCAGAACGAATAGAAGACGGATCAACAACATTAAACCCTGTAGGAACAGGAAGTAAAACGTTAGCTGATGTTTTTTCAGTATTTATGCCTGCTCTATCAATATTAGGACTAGAGAGTTTAAGCGAAGACAACAAATTTTCATCCATATCAAATAAGGGAGTAGGACGAAGATTAGTAAAATAATCCAAGGGGGCGTTACGATACCGAAGTTTAAAGAACCTATCAAGGAATGTTTTACCATCTGCTTCAACATAAACGTTATTAGATTTTACCCATGAGGCATCATCAAAGTTATAACTTTCAACGTCAACAGGCTCATAAGTGGTATTACGATAAAAATCAGAATAGATTTTTTGATAAGCAGCAATACGGAAAGGCGTTATTTTGCCATCATAAGCATTATCAATCCGAACTGGTTTTTTAGTTTGAGGATTTATATTGCGAGAGAAAACTGGATAACCGTAACCAAGAAGATCGAGTAAACGAATAGCATTTGGACGACGATCAAAACCAAACATATCAATGCGAGTATCATTAATGACAGCAGAAAATAAAGACTCACGGGAGATAGATGGAATTAACTGTGGTGGCTTTGAAACAAACTTCTTAGACAATAAAGAAGTTTTATAGTCTGTCATACCGGTAATAAACTGGTCGAATGGGTGCCAAAGTTGAGAATACGGAACAAAGAAGAATTCATAAACACCACGCATGGACATAAAAGCACTACTATTCATAGGCATTGTTCGCATGAAGTCTTGAGCATCAATCTCCACATGGTCATGTGGAATAAGATCAAGCGAAAGCACTGGAAGAAGAGCACCAACTGGAGCGGTGAACATGTGCCTTTGGCTCAAATCAAAAGCATTACGCGGACGATTAGCACGCGAGGGCTTAATTTGGAGAGGTTTAGACATAAAACAAAAAATTTAAATTAAACATTAATCAATTGCACGAACACCATTAATTAAAGTATTGTGCAACTTTTTAGATTTATTACAATTATCTAGTTTCAATTGCTGTTGCAATCGATAAGATTTGACAAATGGACTACTATAAAAAGATTTTCTACGAAGAAAAGGGTGATAAAGGATACCGCCTAAGTAAAAAGAGGACCAGTCAGACATAGGACCTAGAAAAACAGCTGTATAAGGATTGGAATGATTATTACCAACATCAGAAGCAGAAGTAAACGTATAATTAGGATGATATAGGGGCATAGACTTATACATAAGAGGATAAGCGCCAAGCATAGCTGTTTGAAAATCAACAAATCCATCTTCAACCATTTCATTAAACAACTGGTAGAAATTCAACATTTTATCACTAAACTTTAAAAGTTCTAGTTTGTCAAATAAACGAACATAGGCAATATAAGGGTCAAGCCAAGGATAATAGGAAGACATAGAATATGAATTGACAACATGCCAAGCTAAACGAGAAGAATACCAGTTTTGAGGTAAGTTCATTTCCATAGAATAGAATTCAAACGGATAATTAGCTTCTATCCAAAAATGGTATTTCCATCCTCTATTGCTTTGCAGGAAATCCGCAAAATCGGCTGAAAATGAACGTGTTTTGTATTTCCATTCGATAAATGCTACTTGACTAGATTCACGCCACTCGTCTCGGTGTTTACCATAGAACGAATACATGCGAAGTTTTTCATCAAAAGAAAGGTCACTAAATCCTTTACACTTGCGGAAGAGGGAAGAGCATACATCGCGGTTAAGTGGAATATCAAAGTGATCGAATCGTCCCAATTTTTCATTAAAGATTTCTCGACTAGTTCGATAAGTTCCATTTGAGATAGCTTCGAGAACTTCTCCACGTTTTTTCTTATAAGAGCCGATAACCGGCGATTTAGAACAGAGGTGGAACGGCTTTGAAGAGCGCTCTGCCAAAATTGGAGGTAAATCAAAATTGCTTGCAACGTAGCGAGCAACATAGAAGGCTGTTTTTTCGTCGCATTTTTTAATATAGGCGAGGGTACGGGATATATCCGCAAATGGCCGAGTTTCAAAACGGTTGCGACCTCCTCCAACTCTGACGCGGACAGACCACGCCTGAACGATGTAAGAAGCAATCTTTGTTGATAGATACGCATTATCAAAGAATATGATACCGTGGTAATGCGGACGAAACGTTTTGGGACCGTATTCACTAGCGATGTAATACCTAATTTTTTTTTCATCTTCATTTAAATTTATATCATTATCAATTAATTTACGTAAGCGCTTCATAAAGTTTTGAATATCGCGTTTGCAACAAACACCATATTGTAAAGAACCATCCTCACCTTGGATTGGTGGCAATTCTGTATCATCACCAAAGCGCAACCAACCGTCAGTTGGTTTTACATAATTAAGGGGGCAGGAATCAAACTCAAACTCACATCGACCGATAGGGCGAAATTGAGGATAACCGTTTTTATCAGTGATACACTCAAAACGCGGAAGAAACTCATTATTATAAGTAAGAGTAAAAAAGTAAGCATAACGATGAGAAAGTATCTCATCCTTAACGCGCATAGCTTGAGTATTCGCTGCCATATTGACGCAAGCAGGACAACGACCACACGAAACAAACATTTCCTCATGGGTATATTTATTATAGACAATTTTAGGTTCAGAACAAGTACCGAATATCTTGTAATTATTTTCAGACAACATATTAAAAAGGGCTAAATTTAAAATTCCAAGAATAACGAAGAGAACAAACAGTTCCATTAACGACTTGAGAAACAAGAACTAACAGATTAAATTCAACAAGAGTATCAAGACATGACATTAATTTGTCACGAATTTCATAATAATTAGTATCAAACACAATTGACATACAATCACCATCACGAGTAATAGAGACAAAGTCAAAATCACTCGAGAGAAGAACACGTAAGTGTAATAGAAACTTGAAGTAATTAAAATATGCCACCTTTAATAAGAATTTAGAATTAACAGTGCAAATATAAAATAAATAAACATAATACCAATTATGATAAATAAGG